CGATAGTGGAACAGGATGCGTAGGCCGCCAACGTCGCCGCGGTGTCTGGACTGAAGGGGGTCGGAATCCCTACAGCCAGTGTCCTTCAACGGCTAGATGGTTAGAGGCTGCAACACCTCGCGTAGTGTGTCTGGAGCGATTCACTGAGCTCCAAGTTGTGTCGGCTTCCCCGGTTACCAGAATACCCCGCCAAGGGCATGAAAGGTCTTATGGCTGGTCCCATAAACCAGGTACAATCTTCAGCTAGTGGGTGGGTGTCAGGCCTAATTAAAGGACTGAAAAGAGTCAGGTTTTCGATTAGTCAACCGCGCTGTCCACGTGTAGGCTTTGTCACCATAGGATGTCCATCGGCCACTCGTGCCTCTGAAAACACCCAACGCATAGGGACCCGTTAAGGTTATCGCCCGGTTAGCGCCCATTCTGAAAGTTCGACAGTGATCGCCACGCTCTGCTGTCTCGCTCCCATACTGGATGGTCTAGCGGTTCGTTGGCACCTAGGGAGTTTCTAACCCCATTCTCTAATTGCCAGACTCTGTGAATACACCTGGCCACACAATTAAGGAGGCCACCTTACCCCACACAGTGGTAGCTGCCACTGTTTTTCGCACGACCACGGTGATGAGTGTCTTTCAGCCACTCGATGAACTCACCATGTTTTGTATAATACAACATCCGCCACGTCCACCTATTTATGTTTTGCGTGCTTTGTAATATGGATGAAAATAAGGCTACTCCGATTTTTCAAGCCCAGAAAGACTTCCTGTAGAACTTGAAGTTGCTAATATCCTCCTCTGGTAAAAGAGGTTCTCAAGGTGATCCAGCTGGTCACGAATCTTCGCCATAGGATCAGGCGGTTTCGCAGAAAAGCTGGGATTCACTGAGAAAATGTACAAATCGAAAATTCCACCAGTCAAGCCGCTAAGACCAGAAATGCCTAGTATCGAGTTGTGGTTCACGCGAACCATGCACAACAGGATTGTGTGCGGGTTACCAACCGTACTAGCAAACTGGGCGATGTCGTGGCTTCCTGGGTCAGAAAAGCGAAGCAACAGGTCCCCATTGGTAATGCCGGGCGTCGCAATTGTGCCGGGTGTGGATGAAGCTGCCCAGGTAAAACACATCATAAAAACGCCGGACGTGTTAAAACCCAGAGTAGCGTCCGAAACTTTACGGACTAAATCATCACCGTATTGGCGAACAAAAGGCGCTGAGCCCAAAGGCTTGACGACAGAGGCACTCTCACTCTTATAGTGTGCAGTCTGCCCCGATGCCGTCTGCCTGGGACCAAGGAGTCGGACTGTATAATCAACAAAGAGCTGCCCGATCGAGGTTGCCAGAGGAGTGTTGACCACACCAATGAACAAGATAGAAAGGACGCTCTCACGGATGTCTTCATTGAGGGGATTCTCCTGCGTAAAATACCACAGGCCTCTTTTTGTTCTCAAGAGATCAACTGTCCATGCAGCATTCGCCGCGTGTGACGTTGCCTGATTGAGCCCCATAAGGGCTTGAAGATCCGATGGCTGATCATAGATATCCTCTGGATCCAATTGCAATGCAGTAATGACGCTACCTATGGCCCCAGTTGAAGAAGCTCCAATACTTGGAACAAATGAAAGGGTAAGCTTGCTAAAGCTGTACTCTTCAAAACCGTTCGAAATGGAGCTAAGCCAGGGTAAGAAGGCGGGGTTCGTCGGAGTCACTCGGAGGGCATTGATGAACACGGTTGGATTCGTGTTACCTTGTAGTTCTCCCATGTACTCACGGCGACTGATGGTCATACCATCAGAAGACCTCTGGCCCCTCGCCCTAGTTCTAGGCGCTCTAAGGATAGGCGTTTGTTGTTGCTGCAATTGCGGTTGCTTCGGTTGTTTCTTGCGCTTCTTGCTTAGGCTACGAACCACCTTCTTAACCATGCGAGTGGCCGCATCGCGAGCGGCACTGGCCCCAGCCTCCGCCCCACGAGCGATCATGGGAGCGGCTGCCCGAGCAGCATAGTTCAATGTGGTGGCGAGCACTCCAGCTGCGCCGCGATTCAAGGCTACTTGATTCCTTCGATTTGGCATTGTAGCGATTCCGAATTTAACGTCACTGGCGGTGACGGATCTTCAAGGTTGCTGTCCCTATGAAAAATCGGAGCGGCAGGGCATATTAGGGGAATGCCAATCCTCCTAACCCCTGGAAAAGACATCAAGGAGATCGCGCTCGATGATCCGGTCAGCAAGCGGGTGCGACAATACGCACGGAAAAGCAAGGCTGCTCCTGATCAAGGCCTCCAGAGAGGCAATCTCGCAAGGTGTTGTCTGATACCTGTCACAAAACCATTGACGAACTTCCCTAGGCACCTCTCCATTCTTTATGAAAGTCTGCTCTGACTCCCAGGTGCGGAGGTATTTCTCGGACACGGCCTTACGTGCCCGCTTGGTCGTCTTTTCTGGTTTCTGAATGTCCAACAGGGCTGAATAGATGGGTAGACCACCCACCGATGGCTTCAGCCCCTGTGCCACGCCATAGTTGAAACTGTGGTAGTCCTCTGGATGGACGGTAGTTGCAGTCCAGTTCAACCTGAGCAACAGTCTCCCCAGCAGCGGTATGAAAGAAAAACCCCCATCGTGAGCAATCCAGTGTCCTGAAATGAAAGTGACCTTCTGGTAGCTATCCATAACGCCGGCTTCGGGCACAATGCCCATGGCCGACTCAAGAGCAACCAGAGTCGCACAAGGTGGTTCGGACCCCATCGCGATGAGCAAGTCGTCGCCGGCGACGATCACCTCTGCTTCTATGCCCAACTGACGAAGGGCTTCGAAGGCGATCGCTGCGTTGATGATGGAGTTCCTTAACGAAGTGTCATTGTGGCCAGACTTGGTCGTCTCCTTGAGATGATACGACATCTTCGTTGTTATCCTTGTGTTACGATCGGTAGTGACGTTAACACCGTGAACTTCACGGCACTGCTGTATATTCTCGTAAGTGACAGCATCTGTTACGTCTTTATAGAGGATGTTGACGAGCTCTTGATGCTCGGCTTGCATAGTTGCATCCCAATTACTACCGTCCCTTTCATAGAACCAAGGGCTGGAAAAACGCTGATGAACTTTGGTCATCCATGCCCCTAACTGCTCACTATTCATACCACTAGCGAAAGTGATGCCAACCCCCTCAAACTGATTATCATAGTCGGGGTTGAAGATTCCACCGTAGGCTTTCTGCAGTGAATAAACTTGCGGACCAAGGCTGGCCTGGGTAGCCAAATTCTTATAACCTTGAATGCCGCGAGCTTTCTTAACACACTTATGGCCCGGTTCCCTCTTCACGAATGACTTCACTTGATCGTATTTGTAGAGATCCTGTAATAGCGATAGCACAATGGCGGCTCGTTTATTCTGCGACCATTTGTTGATCCACTCCTCCCGCCAATGTGTATAGTTCACTTCATATAATGTCTTCGCTATCTCCTTGAAGTGCTCTAACATGCGGGGCGCGTGTTGAAAACTGTGGGTGATGGTTGGGGCCAACTTACCGTGCCTATTACAAATGGCATTGTGGAAGTTGCAAGTGCACGACCTACAGACCCATGACGGTCCAAAAACAGGCCCAGTGCATATGGCTCCTGACTGTCCCTCACGATTGCACACGGCTGGAAGTGACGCCTTCGTCGTCTTCAGCTTGTGTCTCGGGTCTATGAGAGTCTCGTCACCATAACCTAAACAGCTAGTACTACACACGTTAGAAAGTAACAGATTGACCCCTTTCCTGGGTATTATCGATTCAGGGATGAGGTACCCAAACTCATCCAAGGCCCCAATGACCCGCCCGGACGGGGCCTTATGTCCGGGCATTTCGCCGCCTTTTACCGCGCGAGGTCCCGCGGGAGCGGCACTCCTCTAACAATGGGGAGACCCGTCAGCCAAGGCTCGGCGTATCTCCAAGAACGCCTTGGCAACAACGCCATCCGATGCGGCGGCGTGTCGGGTGAAAAATCCCTCACGGCGAATTATCTCGAGCTCACTCCTCGCTGCTCGGATAATCTTCACCTTTTGCCCAAGAGACTCACGATAAGCAGTCTCGCAATTGACGTGTTCCGCGAATATCCGCATTACGGACTCACGGAGGTCAATCACACTGGGGTTTTGGGTGGAGAAGTGATTCTGGAGGGAGCTGACGGCACTCTTCAGCGAATCGGCTATCTTTGCCATATCCTGCTGAACATCAATGCGATGGATGAGGTTCTTAGCCATTGCATCGATGCTATCCGTCATGTTGAAACCGGCTTCGGCGACGTAAGTGACATCAGTCACGAACATTGCCTCATGCTCAACGACCACGCCTCGGAAAACACTAGAGACATGTTCTTGCATCTTGCCGGTAACCAACGGTTGCCACTCCTCCAGACAGAGCCCGTCAAATCCTGGCTCTAACGCCCAAGTGAAAGGCTGTGCGAAAATATTCTGGTGCGTAACACCATGCACATGCTTCCCTGGGAGCATCACGTGTCCGGCATAAATGGAGGATTTACCAACTGGAATATACTTGCGACTCAAAGCTTTAGTGACATTCCTCACGCACTTCGCTACACCTCCGGGGTGTATAGGAGTGAGATGGATGTCGCGACTAGTCTTCTTCCATTGGTACTCGGGAGCTGTCCTGGGATATATGCCTTCCTCACCGGAATAATTTGGGTGGGTGATGAAGACTTGATCTCCTTGTTTGAGGACGGTGATATCTTCGTCGTCAATCTGTTGAAAAGAGTCGGTAAAATTGAACACGACCTTATAATTCGGGTAAAGGCGCCTGACTGCGTCAATATCTCCCGAAGCTTCAACCAGACGCTTACGAATTATCGCGTACTGCTCCACAACTTTCAACCCCGCGCGGGCGTCTGATGGGATCGTGCTCATCTTCACTGCGTCGTTTACGCTAGTGATGGGTGTGACGAACAGGACCACCATCTTGAACTTCATGCCTGGATTTCCTGGATTGTTCTTGGCAAGAGCGTAGCGCGTTGGGGCGATGGTCTGGAGGGCTTGTCCAAAGTTGGCGACGTGCGTGGCCCCTGGGTTCACATCGATAAAGATGACTCCGGGGTCCGTCGGCAACTCGCGATCGTCAGGACCAGGGCAATTGCCCTTCATAATCCTGACTGCCTCGCTGAGGGCAGCCCTTGCGCCGTACAGGTGTGATGCACCTGAAACCGGCTGGTAATGCTTAACTTCCACGGCTGGTGGTGGATTGTTGTTTTGCATACCGACTACAACAGACTGGTTAGGTCTGAAGGTACTTGAAAGCTAG